GTCCTTCTTGCCGGGGAAGGTTGCATCCCGCGGCCCATGATCTGGACGTATAGCGCGGTCGATCCGGTCGGTCGCATCACCGCCATCAGGTCGCACCGCGGCGCGTTGAATCCGGTCGTGAGGACGCCGACGTTGACTAGCACGCGAAGCCGACCATCCTTGAACCGCTGGATGACCGCGTCGCGGATGTCTTTTGGCGTGTCGCCGAACACGTGGTCAGCCTCAACCCCGTGGCGCTCGAACTCGGCCAGGATGTCGCCGGCGTGTGCTTTGCCTGCCGCGAACACAAGCCAGGCTTGGCGGTTCTCTTGGTTGCCGATCCGCACCGTCTCGGCGACCGCGGCCTCGACGCATCCCTCGGCTCGCGCGGCGTCCTCGAGCTCGCCTTTCTTGAAATCGCCGGCAGCCATGCCAACGTTCGAGGTGTCGATCGTGCCGCCTCCGGGTGGCTTCTTCGCACGTAGTGGGGCGAGGTACCCGGCCTCGATCAGTCGCGGAAGCTGCACTTCGTATGCGACGTTGGTGAAGATGCGTCCGTCGCCTTTGTGCAGGTAGCCGCCGTCGACCCGGTAGTGCGTCGCCGTGTAGCCACACACGCGGACGTTCGGGTTGATCGCGCGAAGCTCTTCCAGGTACTGCCGGTAGCGCCCCATGCCCTTCTTCGGCACGAGGTGCGCTTCGTCGATCAGCACGACATGGAAGTGTCCGAGCTCGGCGGCGCGTTTGTAGACCGACTGGATGCCCGCGAACAGAACCGAGCAATCGGTCGACCGCTCACCAAGCCCGGCCGAGTAGGTGCCGACGGTGACGTCGGTGCCGTCGAGATGGCGCTCGAATTCCTCGCGGTTCTGTCGGATGAGCTCCTTGACGTGTGTCAGGATCAGGAAGCGAGCCTCTGGCCACGTGGTGATCGACACTTTCACGAACTCCGACAGGATCAGAGACTTGCCGGCACCCGTCGGCACGACGAACAGCGGATGGCCCTCCTTGTTGCTATCGAAGAAGCGCCAGTGCGCCGCGATGCACTCCTCTTGGTAGTCGCGAAGTGTCAGAACCATCTCAGCGCCTCACGTGCTCCGCCATGCCGTACGCGAACACCTCGGCATCGGTAAGCGATCGGATGATCTGGAACGTCACCGGGTGGTTGCGGGCATCCTCGCTCGCGGGCTGGCCAGCTTTTCCCATCACGTGCCTCGCCATCGCGGTACGCGATCGCCGCAGCTTTCGGTCGAGCTCGTCGGTCGGAACCGGAAGGATCGGATCCCCGCCCTGGACTGACACGCTGACCCACCACGTGGGCCGTCCGAAGGTGCTCAGTCAAAACTCGCCGATGTGCAACGCGAGCAACCAGCGGTACCGGATGCGCCCGAACACCACCACGCCGCGCTCGGCAACAAGCGGCACGTGTTCAGGCTCCTCGGCTGGGCGCGATGCTGCGCCCGCGAACCGACGCGAGGGAAGCGGAACCCGGAAGATGTCGCGCTGTCGTCGCCCGTCTCGCCGGCTCATGCGTCATCCCCAAAATGGCCCACTGCTTTGCCTACTGCGGCCCTGACCAACGCGTGCACCGTGATCTCTGAGAGCTGAGATTCCACCTTGCTCATCGCAACCACTAGTGCGCGTGCGGCCTCATCTCTCGTCAAGTAGCCTCGCTCAAGACTCGCCTCGATTCGCGCGAAGGTGCTGATGGCCTTGTGGCAACACTGATCGACTTCTTCTTTCAGTTGCTGTTTCTCGTCCATGGGTCGACGTCCTCTGTCGCCCAGCAGACGACCTCGAGTTTGTCAGGGTACAGTCGATCGACGGGGCGTCGCTTCTCCGCCATCTCGTGCGCGTAGTGCTGGAACGTGTAGGTCTCTCCGCACAAGAAGCACGGCACGCCGGTCCAGGTCAGTTGGTCCTCAGCGCTGCGCCACACAAGACAGACCGGAGCCGAACAGCACGGCGACTCCACTTCGACCGCCCATGTCTGGAGCTCGCGCAATCGTCGCGTGTTGAGCTCCAGACGTGCATCGCAGAAAACCGCGCTCCTCGATCTCTCGCCTTCCTGCCTTGGGTTCTGACAGAAGTCGCCGCGTGCGATGCCACACGCTGGGCAGTCAACCCACCGCGGCGAGCTCTGTCTTGCCGCGCCCGGGGTCGCTCCTTGAGGGACCGGCGTGCTGGGCAAGAGCGCTGGGTGAACCGCCAGTCGGTCACCGTCGACCACGACCTCGATGCCTTCGTAGCACGCGGCCGCGCATGCCGGGCAAAGCACGAGCGCATCCTCGGGGAGTTCCATCGGCGTCGAGACGGCGCACCGGCACTCCAAGCACACGGCGCCCGAGCTCCAGGGGGCGTAAGGAGCGACGTATATCACCGGCGGCGCCCCTTCTTCGGCGGTGGAGCCTTGCGCAGCTTGCCGACGGCCCAGACCTTCCGATCCGCCGGGCCGAGCCCGGTCGTCTGGACGATCGCTACTCCGTCAACCAACGACACCACGACCGGGCGGTAGTTGCTGTGGCATCCAGAGACCACCACGCGGTCGCCTACGGCCACCGCCGGCTTTGTTGGCTTCTCTTCCATGCCCGGGGAGCCTACCGTGATTTGTCTGCGCGGAAAGACCATCGCCGGAGCTGAGCCTCGGACGCCAGCGGGAGCTCGGCGCGATCTTCCGGTGTCAACGCCTGGAACAGCCCGACGAGACGGATCAAGAAAAACGGCCGCTCGGGCTCGTCCTCGCCCGGTTCGTTGAGCTCGGCGCCGTTGAGTAGGCGACCCACGAAGTTGCAGAGCTGGACCCATGCCGCGTCGCGATAGTCGCCGGCCGCCGGCTCGTTCGCCTCTCTGTCTCGCTCTTCGGCGTCGTTGGCGAGCTCCTCGAGCGCGTCGTTGAATGCGTTGGCTTGGTCTTCGTCAAACTCGATGACGACCTGACGCAAGCCGACGCCTTCGCACGCGAAAGTGATCACCATCGCCTCGACCCGCCCGATCGGACAACCGAACCGGACGAGCTTCCGAATCTGAGGAGCCTTCAAGATGGGGAAGTGAATTCGGAGCTCGTGGAACGCGCGCGGCGCTGTCTCGGGTGGCATCTGCCCGCCCAGCATGTTGGCGACCGTCTTCTCGACGAGTCCCTCGGCCTGCTCCTGCGTCAACGGCCGACGCACCGACATCGTCATGGTGCCCACCACGCGGTCGAAGATCTCCGCTTGCCGGTCGCTCATCGTGAACAGACGAATCTCCGGGAGGGCGCCGGCGCCCTTCTTCTTCGTGGTGATCGGGATGGTTCTGCGCATGGTTCTAGTCTCGGCAGTCGCCCCCTTGGAGGTCTCTCTCGCGAGCGTGTTTGCGCTCGACTTGCCGGTGTAGTTCGTCCCACCCCATCTTCCTGGCGGCTTCTGGGTTGGCTACGAAGGCTTTCCAGATCCGTTCGTACATATCGTCCGGGAGATCGGGTGGTTCCTTCCAGCGCATGAAGCTAGCGGCGTCATTCCAGTACTCAGGTTTCATTGGTTCTCCAGCAAGTCGTCTTTGTGTTGGTCTCGGAGTCGGTCGGCATCCAGGCCGTGAAGCCGGCCGCCCGTGTCGATGACGCGGACCCCGGGGCTCTTTTCGTAGAACACCGCGCGCGCGGTCTCGTCGAAGTCCGACGCCGGCCACGGCAACAACGCCGGGATGAACAGGTGCTCGTCGCATCCGGCGCGCTGAGCGTCCCCGTCGAGAGGGATCCCGTGGTAGTCGCAGCGCCATGCCCCGTCGACCAGAGGGGTCGAGCTCGCGCAAGTGCGGCAATTGCGCTCGATGTGCGACGGGTCGCCGAGGTGGCACGCCGGACGATAAGCACAGAACTTGCACTTCCACCACGTCGGATCGTCACTGATCCGCGCGAGCGGCTCTGTTGCGAACACCACGGCCTCCGCCTTGTCGATCACGCGCAGCGCGAACTCCTTGTCGTACCGGACGCGCTCGACGTGGATGTGGTCGTCGTTCTTGCATACGCACACGTAGATCGCGCGCGTCAGCCCAAGGCCGTGCATGTAGGTTTGCATCTGGGCGTAGTGCTCAGGGCTCCAGACCTTGACCCCGTCGCGTCGGAGCTCCTTGAAGCGCTTGTCGTTGCTCGTCTTCACTTCGAGCAAGTGCCACGTCTTCAGCGCTTCGGGGACACCGAGCACCGCGCCGTCACTCGAGCCCGAGAAGTGTCCGCCGAGATAAGACACACGCCACTGCTTGCCGTGTTCGTCAACGTCGTGGACTTCCCACCCGAGCGCCTTGAGCTCCTCAACGATCCATGCTTCTTCGCGGTCGCCGCGCTCGAACAACCGCAGCAGGCGGCCGTCGAACCCCAGCACCGGCTTCATCGAAATGCCGCCGGGAGGGTTGAGCCACCGGAACGAGTACCACAACGATCGCACGCACTCGCGCCCGATGAGGCTGGCCCCCAAGTGTGGCCGCCGCCAATCCTTCGCGTCGCGTTCGTGACGCGCGAAGATGGCAGCGACCGTCGGGTTCTCTCGCTCCGGTAGCTTGGCCATTCACTTCTGCCAGGGCATCTTGCCGCCGGGGGCAGCCGAGGACGGCGCCGCGGTATTGCCTGTCTGGACCGGCACCGGGACACCAGCACCGAACCGAGCTGCGTATGCTTCGTAGCCTTTGACCTCGTTCTGGGCGTCGAACTCACCCTTCGCAGGGACCGCCCTGACCTTGACGGCCATGGGCTTGCCGTGAAGGACTTCGGTATCGGTGACATCGGTGAGGTGCCCCACCGCATGACAGATCGCGCCAAGCTCGCGCTCGGCAATGTCGACGGCTTGCTGGCTTGTGTTCCAGAGGTTGAGTCGCGTCCAGACCTTCCGACCTTTCAAGTCCGGATGGACGGCTTCAAGGATCTCGAGTTCGAGCCACACGAACGCGTGGCCCTCTGTCTTCGCCTCGCGATTCTCGCTGTCCACGATCTGCATCGCGTACCAAGCTGTCGGGAGAATGTCGAACGCCTTCGCGGGCTCTTGCGCGTTCGGGTCGAAGGGCTTGCCTAGGTTGGCCATGGTGTCACGTGTCCTTTGTCTTCTTGGTCTCGGTTGTTGCTGTGATTGACTCCGGGGCGGTCCCGGGTTTCATGCCGTCGACAAACGCTGCCCACGACAACTCGATCTCGGGCGGTAGCCCGTAACGGTTCTTGGCCTGGAAGGCCGGTCGCGCCTCGGTGTAAACGACGCGCTCACCCATCCCGACAGCGCGCGCACGACCCTTGCCCTTCGCGTCGTCTTTCACGACGTGGGCACGGAAGTTGGCGAACAGTAGGGCGTCGAGCCAGTCGTGAACGTAGTCCGCGAACTTCTCTTGAAGCCTCAAGCGGTAGCGATCGTACGGCTCGCTGTCAGGGCTCCGGAACTGCTTGACCATGTGATGGCAGACCAGAATGATCGCCATGTTCTTGTCGTTGCGCAGCGCTTCGAGACCCTGAAACAGAGCCTTCGCTTCGTCGACCGCGTAGTTGTAGCCGCGGCCGTAGCCGAACTCCTTGGACGCGGCGTCGATGTTGTCTTGGTGCCACTTGTTGCACGTGTGTGCCCACAGCAACGGCTCGAGAAAGTCCAGCGAGTCGATCACCACACTCTCGTAGCCGTGCTCCTCCGTGTACAGAGCCGACACGCACTCCATTACCTGAGTCCAAGTCCGCAGGACCGGGTCCCCGGGTGTCGGCTCGAAACGCGCGAGGTCCATCGACCCCTGCCCTTCCTCGGTGAACAGGAAGATCGCGTTGGGCGCTCCAGCGGCCCACGAAGTCTTGCCAATTCCGCCGACACCGTAGATGCCGACCTTCGGTGCCTTGATCCGGACACCGGTGGCGATCGCTCCGAGGTTGATGCTCATGGGCTTGTGACCCCCGGCTCGTCGTCTGGCATCGCCTCTCGAATCTCAAGCGTCTTGAGCGCGACCGACACCTTGCCGGGCTTGCGAGTGATGACGCCAGACACCGCAGCGAACGCGGCTTTCGCGTCGTCGTCGCCTTCCTGGAGCGCACGCGCAGCAGAGACATCGAGATCGTACTTGGCGCGGAAGATCGCGCGCCCCGGATGTT